CGTCTGGAGGGCATTGTTCATCTGCTCTATGCGAGCGCCCTTGTTCTTCTTGCGAGCTGACCCCGCTTCGATCGTATACTGGAACTCCCTGGCGACCTCGTACGGATTCATCTGCATTACGTGTTGGCCCCAGGCCGCTGCACCCAGAGGACCGATGATTGGCTCCAGATCCTGCGGCTCGAGCAGCCAGCGGGTCGCAATGGCTTCCTTCCGTGAAAGGATCGTCATGGAGTTCTCAAGACACTCGGCCATATCGTCAGGCCTGATGCTGATCTGGTCAGCTCGGACAGACGCTTCCGTGGCCGACCGGATCTGGCTCGAGGTCATGCCGTACACCAGCTCGGTCAGGCCCAGCCGCTTATCGGCCAGGTTCGTGACCGCCTCGATGACCTGCCAGATTTCCCCAGTGACGTTGGGCAACTGGAACACGGAGATGATGTCCTGGACCGACCGGCCCAGCATCTCAGAGACCTCTATGATCTTGAAACCAGCCTCGGACTGAGAAAGGATCTGGTCCTTGATGTCCTGGTCGGCAGCCTTGCTGACACCAACCATCGTCTCGCAGCTGGTGGCTACACGCTGGGCCAGGAACGAATACGCCCAGCACAAGAACCGCATCTCTGGGATGGCAGGCTTGATGTGGGAGATCGGCCAGATGTACCCAGGCTTCCGGTGGGGAGCGTAGTACGTGAACGGCCAGCCATTGGCACCATCGGCCCAGAACGGGATCGGCCACTGCACTGAGGTGAACAGGCTGTTCGGTACGCCTACCTCGTCGTCTACTTCCTCGCCAAGCATAGCTGGCTTGATGTTCAGCGGGTAGTCCACGCCGTCCGCGACAACGATGTAACAGTTCTCGCCAACATTATCGAACATCCCCTTGACATCTGCTGGCGCATCCTTGAGCCGGTCGCCCAGGCCGGTCTTGCTCCAGATCTTCCAGTAGACGCACATGTCGTTCGTTTTACCTGGACGTGAAGGACGGCCACCCTCCTGGTTAGTGTCGCTGAAGTTGATGCTGTCCTGCTGGCTGGCAGACTGAGCGCCCTGCTTGTCCAGGTTCCCACGCAATGCGGCAGGATCCAGGTCGTACTGCTTGGCTACTTCATGGACAGGATGGACGCAGCGTCTGGCGCACCAGCGGATATCCTCGATCTCAGTGGCATCGGGATCCATGAGGAAGTTATCCACCGACTCGGCGAAGCTGCCGACGAATCGCCGACCGTTGGGCATCTCGATCAGCTCGGTGAACCACAGGCCCATGCCGGTGATGATTCCCTCGTCCACCACGCGGCGACTGTGGGTCTTCAGGTCAAACTCGCCAGGGGTGTAGTTGAGCACCCGCTGGATCAGGTCGGCCACGATCTGCCGGACGCCAGCCTTGTTGCTCGTGTCCTCGACGGCAGCCTGGTACTGCATCTGGCCCTCGGGAGACATCATCATCTCGCCGAAGGCCTCAGGAGGAACAATGGGAAGGTCGGTCGGAGTTACCTGCCGGAAAGGATTCCGGTGATAGATGACTGCCCCAAATAGCTTCACCGCCTCAAAGACCTTGTTGACCTGCATGCGGAACCCTGGGGGCTGCATGCTGCGGTTGTAGCCAAACTCGCCCCGCGCAAACTGCTCTTTCCAAAACCAGTTCGCGGGTCCGTCGAACAGATTCCTGGCCTCCCAGGCATCCTCGTTGAAGGACTTCTTGTGACGATACGCTTTGGAGATCTTGTCCAGCCAGACCCTAGAGAGATACCGGAGCACCTCGTCTGGGGACTGTGCAGCTTTTGGGACCTTTTGGGCTGGCTCGTGGGGAATACCGACCTGTGGGGCTGTCATATGCGTCACTCCTCAGTGGTTTTTGTCCGCTTTGAGCGAGTTTCGGACTCCCGAATCGCCGCAGCCTTGGTCTTGCCGAGGAGCTGCATATCACGCAAAACAGGGGCAATATCCCATCCGCCGAGCTGAGCAAGGTTCGGCTTCTCGGCCAGGACAGGATTTGAGCGGTGCCGGATGGCGATCTTTTCGACAAACCCAGCCGCCGGCGTGAAGACCAGCAGATTGGCAGCATCGCCCTGATTGGCCGACAGGCACCAGCCCAGGCAGGACTCGGTGTCGTTGTGGGGGTTAGGGAAGAACAGAACCGGATCGCCAGTTCGTAGGGTGGGGTAGGCCATTACCATTCTCCTGGTGCGAAACTGATATAGTTTTTGGTCTCTTTGCGGCGGAGCTTCCGCAGGTTCTCGTAGTGCTTCACAAGCCAGTGCTCCTCGCCGACTTGTTGTTTCGGGGGTGTGTGGTAGCGGGGCCGTGAGGCACACAGATACTCAAGACACTGGCAGGCGTGGACATCTCCGCGAGTGTTCGGGTTGTCCGTCACGATCATCTGCCCAGCCACGTTCTGAGTTTTCTTCCTGTAGCGCTTCATCTCCCTTTCGAGATTTGGGCAGGTGTTCCGCAAAACCCTGAGCTGGGGAGTGCCGCAGCCGCGGATGTGCATGTACTTCTGGGTCTCCGCCATGCGGCCGTGAACGTCGTCAGATCCAGCGATGAACGAATGTCCACTAATTGTGGACGAAATGTTCCGATCTCGCAACTGCTCGGAGTAGATCTCCACGGGAAGCCTGCCGGAGCCGATCTCGCGGATACGCCCACCGTGCATATCCAGAAGGAAGGCGTGGAAGTACTGATGTCTGCACTTCCGCTCGAACTCCTCGCCAAACCGCACCGCGTTGCACTGCCGGATATACAGCTCGTCGTAGATCAGCAGGAAGTCTTCTGACGGCGGGACCGCTGCGAAAAGCGCAGCAGTGACTGCATGTCCAGGGTCGATCGCCACATAGCGGCACCAATCCTCGGGGACCACGTTCTTCGGGAGCGCCGCACGGTCGTAGCCGTGGACGTGCATCGCGAACGACGGATAGCACAGGATGGAGTCCGTGACGAACTCACCTTCCGCTCGCATGCGCAGAACGTCCTGGCCTTGCGCAGCCCAGCGTTCCACCATCTTTGCCTTCTCATTGGGGTCGATGTGAGGGTTATCAAGAAACCTGAGGACAAATCTCTTGATGTTTGGGTTCTCATCCTTCTCTGCTTGCTCCGCTCTTTCGGACAGTCCGAGGAGGGCATCGTTCTTTGAGTGGGGCATAGCCGACCAAGCGAGTACGCCTTTGCGGTCAGCAAGCCGCGCCTGCATCTCAGGAACCCATTGCTCGTTTGAGATGTCCTCGTCCAGGTGCACACGATCGGCCATGAAGCCCTGCGGAGGATCGCCTTCAGAGCTGAAGAAGAATATGGTCCAGCCGTTATGCAGTTCGCAGCTCTGGATGTAGTTGGCCGACTTCAGCAGCCATGAGATCTTCTTGATGAACCGAGGCGGGATCATCGGAGGTGCTGGCTTCGCTTCTTCCTTGCGGTCCTTGTCGCCAACCGGATCGTAGGCTCGCCATTCCTGGGTTTCCGAATCGCGAATGATCTTGAATGCCCCGGACTTGAACAGTAACGGGTAACAAACCATACCAACGTGTTTCCAGTCGCGCCCCACAATGACCAGGTTGCCACCCTCCTTGGGGTACTTGTCATATGGATCCTGGCCGGTCACAGCCCTGGCGTCCTCCATGAATGTGCTGAGCGACTTGCCGGATCGGTTGCCGCCGATCACCAGGACTTCACTCGCCTTGCAGCGGTGCATCTCGTCCTGGTTCGGAGTCGGACGGTACATCTTGATCGCTTCGATCCGTCTCGAGGAGATCTCCGCTTGCAGATCCATCAGCTGCTTCTGCTGGGATCTCGTGGTCTTCTGGCTCGCCGCCAGGCTCTCCAACCCCTGGAAGGTTGAGGCTCTCTCCGTTAAGTCTTTGTCTTTCCTCATGATTGATGACCCTGAAGGGCAGGACGCTTGCGATTCGCCTGTCTAGCTCTTGCTCCAACTCTGCATCGGTCCAGAACTCCAACGGCTTCTTGGTGGCCCCTAGCTCGCTGGCCTGGGCCGTCAGCCTGGTGATCGTCTCCAGCATCTTGGTGCGGGTCGCTGATCCAGGAGGGGCATCGAAATACTGCTTGACCAGGGCCGAGGCAAAACCGCCGCTGCCGCCAAACAGGCCCATGACCCGCTCGAGCACCTCGCTGACGTGCGGTACGTTCTCGCCGCCAGTAGCCGCCCCCTTGCGGAAAAGATCAACAGCCGCCTTTTCAATGTCCTCAAGCGTCCGTTGTTTGCGAGCCTTGGCCTTCTCGGCCTGATGGCTGGCTCGGCACACACGGCACCGATTACCCCGCTTCCCCTCGCTGTTGAAGGCAAACTCCTCCAGGGGCGTCGAGGCTCCACAGATCCTGCAAGGCTTCTTCTCGTCCATGCCTCAAACAACAAAGGCTCAGCAGGCACTCCCCTGCTGAGCCTCTATTGTACAAGCGTTCAGGTATGATCAGTCTTCTTTTGCGGCTGTTTTCTCAGCCTCTTTCTCCTCGACCTCAGGCTTCGGCTTGT